TGTAACGTCCTCCATTCCTGAAGTTCTCAATCTTATTATATTACTTACCTGAAATTGCTTAACATCTAATCCCTTAATAACTCCTAACCATTTATTTCGTACAAGTGCGACTTCATTTATAATTGTTTCGAGGTCTATTACCTCGTCTTCTCCATCGACATACTTTTCAACATCGCGGGAGGTCAGGGCCCGCTGATAATTCTCTAAATAACTCTTAAAGTGCTTACGCCTTACTTTTCTTAATTGAATGTTTAGAAACTGTAATATTGCTTCTATTTCTTGTAACTGGTTAAACCTGTGCTCTACAATGCCAGGTAATTCAGACGAATTCTTCTCTAATATTCCTTTTATTTTAACATCTTTTTTTGCTGGTATTAATTCACCTTCATAATACTCTAATGCATCAGGAATATTGATCAAATCTTGAACTATTTTATTATACCAAGTCATATATCACCAGTCGTCTTCGTCATCAAATTCCTCAACATCATTTAAGTCTTCTAATGCTTGAGCAATTACTGGACAGTTATCTGCCAACTCACTCAACGTGTCAGCAGTAGTGTCCTCATTTAAATAATTGACAATTTGTTCCGCGGCTGATGATACTTCTTTTTTTGGTATATATGCTTTAAGTATGTCCCAAATATTTACTAGAACAGTATCTTCCACAAATGATCCTCGTTTTTAGAGTTATTTATGTTAATCGGCCGTTTCTTCCTCTTGTGCTGATACGTTAAAATTGCGAGCAACAAGGTCTTCCATTACGATATCTAACTTCTCTCCAATCCAACCTTTCCTAAACTCTAAAATTTCTGTACCATCTTTACAAATGTATTTTAACCTATTTCCTTGCTTCGCAACCCAGGACTGTGCTTCAAACATCTCAAGTAATCCACTATATGGATCCATGCCTTGTTCATAAGGAATTTTAACATGAACTCCCTCAAATGGTTTTGCGTAACGAGTTTTCATTACTTTACAAGCGGCTCGTATACCGTGTACTTGTGATGTTTTAGTTCCTTCGCTATCTTCTTTTAACTTTAAAAGTTTCATAGCAATTACTATTGAAGATGCATAAATGAACCCTTGTCCACCACTAATTTTATCATCTGGATTAAACATATCTTGTGATGCATAAGTGTGATTAGTTGCTACTAAACCAACATTATATCCACCAAACATATTAACGCAATTACGAACTAATGCTGTTAATGCTTTAGGTTTACGACCCAAATCACCTTTCATATCACCTCTATCAAACTGATCTACATCAGTTTGAGTTAATAACATACCAAGTGAATCAATAACAAATAATATCTTAGGGCGTTCTTCCTCAGACATTAATTTATAATCTTTCATAAATGTACTAATGGTTTTAGCGACATCATCGATCATACTCATACTCAATCGCATTATTTTATCTTCGTCAGTACTGACGCCGATTCGTTCTAACCACTCTTTATCAAGAGCATTTTCACTATCTATTAATACTACAAAAATTCCTTGTTCTTGAGCAGCCTTTACAATATTGCCTGCCGCAATATACGACTTTCCTGAACCTGATTCTCCGGCAAGTACTGTTACTCTGCCAAGTGGAACTCCTTTATAAAAGTCTCCACTTACGAGATAATTGAGACAATAGTTGCCTAATGAGATCCAGTCTGTTGGATCGTTAAAACCTACAGATAATCCATCTATAGATTTTGTAATATCTCGTCTAAATTTACTTACGTCAAATGGTTTTACCATAATTGTTTCCTAAAGAAATTCTATAATTATAATATGTGGAGCGGTTTCCCGCCCCACATATCTAACTTATTTTACTGATTCTGTCTTGAGCGGATAGTCGCTAAAATATCCTCTGCTTTAGAACCGCCACTACTCTTTGGAGTTTCGGAGACACTCACTTCTTGTTTTGCTTCCTTTTCCTCAGTTGCGGCAGTGGATGCTACTGGGGCGGTGGAAGTTCTTGTTCCATTATCTGGTTTTGCGAAACCAGATGGGCGGAAATACTGACCATAAAGATCAGGATCATACTGATTACCATCAACAGATGCTTCGAACATGTCTTTGATGACATTTACTGCTGTCTCTTCAGGTTTCTTTGGAAGGAAGTCACTTAAATTCCAAAGTCCGTGTTCAGTAATAGCACCCATCTCATCTTTGTCCAACGCTCGTTCACGTCGTGACCAGGATGATGTTGAGTAATCAGAATAGCCGCCTTTTGTTGTTTTTGTCAAACGGAAATCCAAACCCTGTGTATAGTCGACTGGAAGTTCCTCTAATTCAGGATCCATCAAAGCCGCTTTTAAGATTTGGAAAATCTGTGGACCGATAATAAATCGGCGAATGGGATTTTCTGGAACTGTATCCTCTGCGAGAGGACTATCCAAAACAAATCCTTGGAAAACGTAAGAACGCTTTTTCCAATATTTCCGACCCATATCCTCAAGGGATGAGTCTTTGAACCAAGTGCGAACCTCGGTCAATACTGGGCAAGTTTCTCCAAACATTTCCATACAGGGAACCTGTACAAAGCAGTTTTTAGAATCATTGTCTCCTTTAATACCTTGAAAAGGAAGCCTGATCATAAGTCTTTCTGCCCAAAAGAACGGATTGCTCTCGTTTAAGTCGGGTAGAAATCGTAATACTGCTGTGGATTGCTCTGGGATATTCCAGAATGGGTAAATGGCGTTATCGCCACTAAATTTAGAACCGCTACTTTTATTGTCTTGTGCCTGTAGCCGCGCACGTATGTCTGCTAATGATGCCATAATAATATGCCTCTTGTCTGTTATTTGCCTAAAATGTGCCTGATCATACAATGCACATTAATATACATTATATGATATTGTATTTAGTTTGTCAAGTAAAAAGAGGGTGTTTTATGGTTTTTTTAAAGATTTTATCTTAACTACGAAGTTGCCTGGCTCTGCTTACACGATCCAATGATTCATTTGACCGACGATTTTTACGTTTTTGTTTTTGTAATGCAGAGAGTATCTTATCTAATTCTTTAAATTTTTTACGTGTAATACCGGGTGCATTCATTTCAGTGCTTATTCTAGTTATTTCTGAATTAACTTGGCTAGAAGGCATAGCACTAATTAGTTTATCTCGAGCAGGATCATCACTTGGAAAATCAGTAATTACAGTATCTCCATCGCGTTCTGGCTCTGGCAATGTACCATCATTGAAAGCCTTGAGCCAGGCTTTCCTTTCGGCACGTTCCTTGTCGACAACCGCCTGAAGTGCGGCCTCTTTCTGAGCTTTTTGCATATGCTTTATTAATCTAAGAATATTTCTTTTTTCTATCTGGCGTTCTTCTTGTTTTGTTGGATCGCCATACAGAATCTTATCGCCTATATCTTGAACTTTATCTATTAACCTGTTTATTTCTGGCTCGTATCCCCAATCTTGTTCTTTCTTGAAAACACTATCGGGATCACCCCAAAACGATGAAGTATCGGTCGTTTCAGAATCTGGATCGTCAGCACTTGCTCCCACGGCCGTAGCCATCCCAGTCAATCCCAAAGTGGCGGCGAGGCCGTTCTTCGTAGCGGCCGCACTAATAGCTGCTTTAGATGTTAACCCGGCCGCAATTGGTGAGGTGAGTGCAACTGCCGGAAGCCACGCTGGAGCTGTTATAAGTCCTAAAGCAACTGCCGCCATTACAGCAATTGCTCTGCTTTGTGCGGCTGTCTTGTCAGCAGTTACATCTTGCGCGGTATATGCGGCCCATGCGCCATCATCACCTTGTTTTAAACTATAACCTAATGGTGTGAGCTGGCCAGTTTCAGGATTTAGTATTCCGGCTGATGACACGGTGGCAGTTAATGCGGCTAATTGCCTACGGGCCATAGCGGCAATAACTGGATTTTTATGTTCTGTTGCTTTGTTTGCAATACCCTCGCCAGATTTAATAACAAATCCACCATTAACAATCTTTTGACCTTCATCACCTGCCTCTTTCTCTGATTTAGTCATAAAATCTGGCTTGCCTGAATCCGTTTCGCCTGGCTGTGGGCCTGGTGCTATTACTATATCAGGATCAATGCCAGGTGCTGTGCCTGTTCCTGCCATTGAAGTTGTATCACTTGGTATAACAGATGGTTCAGGTTTTCTTTGACTAGCAACCCAAGTATCCAATGCAGTTTGAATATTTGCTTGAGTTAGTCCGCCTGTGTCCATTTGATCAAGTATTTTTTGTGCCGCTGGTCCAAGGTCTATTGGTATTTTATAATCTTCAACCTTTTGGCTTACGCCTGTTTGTGGTATTGCTTCAGCCGCTGGTCCAAGATCTATATTAAGTGGACCTACTGGTAAATTATCTGTTTCATCACCACTATCAAGTGACCCAACATTAAGTGGACCTACTGGTAAATTATCTGTTTCATCACCACTATCAAGTGACCCAACATTAAGTGGACCTACTGGTAAGTTGTCTGTTTCATCACCACTATCAAGTGACCCAACATTAAGTGGACCTACTGGTAAGTTGTCTGTTTCATCACCACTGTCAAGTGATGGGACATTAAGTGGACCTACTGGTAAATTATCTGTTTCATCACCACTGTCAAGTGATGGGATATTAA